CATTGACGAGCGAAACCGAATGACTGTCCCAGGCTCAAATCTCCTCGCTCTGGCCATGGGTCCAATACGCGGCCAGGCGCTGGGCTGGCGCGCGTTCGTTTCGCGCGCAGTCAATGAGTCTGGCGATTACGTCTCGACGTTCGCCGATAGCGCGGCTATCACGGGTTCATTTCAGGCCGTGAACCGCGCGACCTATCGACTGCTGGGCCTGAACCTGCAGAAGAAGTACGCCAATCTTTACACCCAGGCGAACGTGATGACGACAGACCGGGACCGTGAGGGGGATATCGTGACGTTCGGGGCAGAGACGTATCAATGTGAGTCTGATCAAGATTGGCGCGGCGTCGACGGCTGGCGCAAAATCCTTTGTGTGCGAGTGCCGTCATGAACGACAAGCAACTGAGTGCCCTGTTCATGGCCCAGGTTATGCCGCGTATGCAGGCGCAATCGGATCTCGCAGGGGTCACGCTCGCGCGCAAATTTCAGCCCAGGCAACAGGGGGCTGCGACTGGACCTGTCGTCTATTTTTACAAGCTGCCCGACCACAATCACGGCTCGCCGCAGCGACGCGAGATTTTTGACACCGGTGCTGGCGCATTCCAGCAGACACAGCGGCAGCTCGTGCAGTCTACATATCAGTTTTCGGCATGGGTGCCACAAGATCCTGCGAGCACATCAGCCCTCACCGAATCCGACGTGCTGAGCGTTGTTTCGGCTATCATGCAGTCTGATGGACTCATCGCAGCATTTGTTGCGGCGGGCGTGGGTGTGCAACGAGTGACTGACATTCGAAACCCTTATTTCGTGGACGAGCGCGATAGATTCGAAGCTGAGCCGAGCTTCGACATTGCGCTGACGCATTACCGAACCCTCGTGTCCGCTCTACCCGCAGCGGACGCATATGAGGCAAATATCAGCCGGGTTTGAGCGAGGGCACCTGCCATGATTTCTTTCAAGCGCTATGTGAGCATTGTCAGCGCGGTCGGCGGCGGGGTTGCCGTCGCGACACGCGATCTGATCTTGCGGCTGTTCACAAACAGCCCGCGCGTGCCTGTCGACGGCATTGTCGAAATGACAAGCCCCGCCGATGTGGCTGCCTATTTCGGTGTCGCGTCGGCTGAGTATTTGCGCGCAGTTTTCTATTTTGGGTTCATCTCAAAGCTGATCAGCGCGCCGAAAAAGATCAGCTTTGCTCGCTGGGCTGACGTCGCATCGGCCGCTCGCATTTATGGCAGCACGGCAACACGCACGGCCTCTCAATTTACGGGCATCACGACCGGATCGTTCAATCTGACGTTGGGCGGCTTCTCTTTCGATCTGACAGCCCTAAATTTTTCAGCGGCGACCACGCTATCCAATGTCGCGACGATCTTGCAGACGGCCATTCAAGCAAAGATGGGCGGCGGCGCAATCTGGACGGCGGCGACAGTCACGTATAACGCTACAGCTCAGCGCTTTGAGCTTGTCGGCGGCACGACTGGTGCGGCGGCGCTGGCTACTACGGTTGCGGCTTCGGGCGTCGACATTCGTGCGCTGCTGGGCTGGGACACGACAGCGGTATTCTCGCCAGGCGTCGCGGCAGAAGAGCCTGTCGCGGCGTTCATTCGCAGCGCCGAAGCGTCGGACAATTTCGGCTCATTCGCATTCACTCTGGCGCTGACGCAGGCTCAAATTGCCGCAGTCGCGATTCAGAACGACACGTACAACGTGAAATTCATTTACACGGTGCCGGTGCTCGCGACTGACGTTGCTACGCTTTACGCAGCCCTGTCGGGACTGTCCGGTGTGGCCGCCACGCTCGCCCCGCTGTCGACGGAATACCCCGAGCTGCTGCCGTCCGCCATCCTGGCCGCCACGAACTACGCTCAGCGCAATGGCGTGCAGAACTACATGTTTCAGCAAGGCTCGCTCACCCCGAGCGTGTCCACGAACGCCCAGGCCGACACCATGGATGCTGCGCGCGTCAACTACTACGGACGCACGCAGACTGCGGGGCAATACCTGGACTTCTATCAGCGCGGCGTGATGATGGGCCTGTCGACCGATCCAGTCGACATGAACGTGTACGCAAATGAAATGTGGCTCAAGGATGCCGCAGGCGCGGCCATCATGGGTCTGCTGCTGTCGGCCGCCCGAGTGCCTGCGAACTCCACCGGGCGCGGCCAGTTGCTGGCGATCCTGCAAAGCGTCATCGAATCGGCAACCTTCAACGGCACGATTTCGGTGGGCAAGACCCTCAGCACTCAGCAAAAGCTCTACATCGGCAATTTGACGGGTGACGGCCAGGCGTGGCAGCAGGTATATCGCCTGGGTTACTGGCTCGATGGCGCGATGCAAAGCTATGTGAACTCGCAGACTCAGGCCACGGAATGGAAGTTTGTCTATACGCTGATCTACAGCAAAGACGACGCTATCCGCAAGGTCGAAGGCTCGCATGTGCTGATCTAAATCAGAAGGAAATAAATCATGAATGACATTTCTGTATTCGGCCTACGGGTCTTGCTTGTCGCGAGCGAAACGTTCCCCTTCGGCATTCCGATTTCGCAATTCGCGGACGATGCGGACCCGTTCGATACGCCGTCTATTCAGATCCGCGATAAGGCAATGGGCGTCAACGGCGATCTGATCACCTGGAGCAAATCCACGCCTATCACGCTGTCCCTGTCTGTCGTTCCGAACTCCGAGGACGATTTGAATTTGGGCGTCCTGTTCGAATCCAATCGAGTCGGCAAGGGTAAGCAAGGCGCGCGCGATGTGGTCGGCGTGACGGCGGTATATCCTGACGGCAGCACTGTCTCACTCACGCAAGGCGTGATCACGGATGGTCAGCCGGCAACGAGCCCGACGAGCGCGGGGCGTTTGAAGAGCAAGACCTATCAATTCGCATTTGAAAACATGAATCGATCATGATCCAGCCGAAAGAAATCGAAATCGAAACTCAAACGGGCGAAAAGCGCGTTTACGTTTTGTCAAAATTCCCTGCCGTGCAGGGCCGCGAGATCATCGCGAAGTACCCGCTTTCGGCAATGCCGAAGCTTGGGGATTACTCTGTCAACGAGGAAACGATGCTCAAGCTGATGGGTTTCGTCGGCGTGCCGCGCGACTCTGGCGAGCCGCTGCGCATGAGTACGCGAGCCCTTGTCGATAATCACGTCCCGGATTGGGAAACGCTGGCCCGCATCGAATTCGCAATGATGGAGTACAACTGCAGTTTTTTCGCGAACGGGAAAGGCTCAGGTTTCTTGAGCGCTATCACAGCGAAAGCCCAAGCGTTCCTTTCCCAAACGTTGATGGATTTATCGGCGCAATCATCGCAGAAAAAGCAGCCACGCTCCACGAGCTGAAGACGGTATACAGCCTGCAAGATGCTTTCGAAATTTGGGAGGTGATCATGGTCACTCGCTGGAATGAGCATCTTGCAATCGAGCACGCGAAGGCGAAGAAATGACAATCCTCGACAGCTTTTTCATCCTCTTCGAATCTGACACGTCAAAGCTTGATAAGGGATTGGAGCATTCCGAGAAGAAGTCTCAGGGTCTGCTCGACAAATTGAAGAACATCGACCCCGCCGCCACCAAAGCGGGCGAGGGGCTATTTAAAGTTGTCGGCCAGGCAGCCGGATTGCTCGGCATCGGCCTATCTGTGGGCGCGCTTGTGGCCGGCATCAAGAGCACAGCCGCCTCATACGACGAGCTGGGAAAGCTCGCATCCCGCTTCCGCTCGACGGTCGATGCGGTGGATGAATTCCGGGATGCCGCATCACTGCTTGGCATCACCGAAGAGACGAGCACCGCTGCGCTGAAAGGGCTTGATACCGCAGTGCAGGATACCTATCTAGGGCTTGGGCGCGCGAAGATTGTTTTTGAAGAGCTGGGCATTGCTGTCACTGACGCACACGGAAAGATCAAACCGACGACCGCAGTGATGGAAGAGCTGGCGGGCAAGTTGTCGAAGATGGAGAAGGGGACACAGATCCGCGTCATGGAGCGTTTGGGCCTGGACCCGTCATTACTCAAGCTTTTCAACGCGGATCTAGTCGGCCTGCAAAAGCGCATGGCTGATGTCGATCGCGCGAGCGGATTCAATCTCGAAGAGGCCGTGAAGCGCGCCCAGGAATACACCAAAGCGAACAAGAATCTATCGCTTGAGGTGAACGTGCTGCGCATGTATATGGACAAGCTGTCAGAAAGCTTTAAGGTGAAGGCGATGCCTTACCTCACTGAAGCTCTGACCGCAGCGGCAAAATACGTGCGGATGTTCGTCGAATACTTGATGAACCATCAGAAGTTCGTCGAAGGTGTTTTCGTCGCAATCAGCTCGGCCATCATGTATTTCCTCGTCCCGGCCGCAATCAAAGGCGCGATTGCTGTCCTCGCCATGGTGGCACCATTCTTGCTTATCGGCGCGGCTGTGGCTGCGGTGGGCCTGGCGTTCGCCCTAGCATATGAGGACGTGATGGCATTCATTGACGGGAACGATTCGCTGATAGGTCAGATCCTGCAAAAATGGCCTGTGATCGGCACTATCGCGCACGGAATATGGACCGCTCTCAAAGAGCTATGGGCAGTCGGAATGCAGGTACTGGACTTTTACGCTCTGATGTGGAACCGTCCACAAGAGGCGTTTTCCAAATTCCTTGATTTCGTACTCGGCGGCCTGGCCCGCATATTGAGAGCCATCCCTGGCGTAAAGCAGGCGCTCGATTTCTTTGGCTTCGGGGCAGGGCCTGATGGTGTAAGCGAGGGTCAGCAGCAGCTCGCATCAGCCGGCAGCTCGGGCCTATCGTCGCAAACATCCAGCAGCATCATGAACAGCCGCACAGCCAGCCGATCCACGACAGTGCAGGTCGGAAAGGTTGAGGTGAGCACGCAAGCAACCGATGCTGCGGGCATTTCAAAGGCTATCGGCGGCAGCATGGAAACACAAATGCGGCAGGCGGTCAACAATTTTGACGACGGGGTGCTAGCGTGAACGAAATCGGCACAAACGCTCAGGATGTGGTGTGCGTGCTGGACTCGTCTTTCGCACAGGTGTTCGCCGACGCCCGCGCCGTGAAATTGTCGGTAAATCGGTCCTCAAAAGCGATGGAGCATCCGCTTGAAACAGGCGTGACGATCACAGATCATCGGATAATTCTTCCGACAACTGCGGAATTGTCAGTCGTCATTTCGTCTGAACAGTATCGAGCCGTCTATCAACAAGTGGCCGAGTTATTTCGACGGGGCGAGCTGCTCACAGTGCAAACGCGGGTTGATTCGTTCTCGAACATGCTGATCGAGAAGATGCCTCACGACGAATCGCCAGACATGCTGGACGGCGTGGCTGTGGCAATATCGTTGAAGGAGGCAAAATTCGTCACGCCTCAGTATTCAACCCTGCCGCCAAAGAAAGTTGTGCGACCGAAGGATTCGGATACAGTGAAACGAGGTCAGCAGCAACCGACCGACTCCACGAAACAGGGTTCGATTCTGTCGAGCTGGTTCAAATGATCGACATTTCTATATCGGCGAGCCCCAATCAAACATTTTTCGTTCAGATCGGTGACGACTCCTATTCAATCACATTGCATGCGGCTGACGACGCTATGACTGTGAGCATCAGCCGCGACGATGCAGTCATTACGCAAGGTCAGCGCATCGTGCCGGGTACGCCGCTGCTTCCGTACCGCTATCAGGAGGCGGGAAATTTCATGCTCATCACGAATGATGGGGATCTTCCCGACTTTGAACAATTCGGCGTGACGCAATTTTTGGTGTATCTCACCGCTGAAGAGCTTGCCACATATCGGGCCGCCTGACCATGTCCGATACGCTCGACCCTCGCTTGCTTCGGATCAGCATCGAAATATCGGGGCAACTCAAGTCCTATGAGGACTTAGACATTACCGCGAGTGGCACGAAATTTGCTAACGCAAACCAAAATGAATGCGAAGTCAAGATTTCCAATCTGGACAA